GAGTTGTACAGGTTGCCCGTCACCACCTTCCCCCGTGCCTTGAGGGATATGCGGGCGCGGCGGCGTACCTCCTTTCCTATCCTTCCCAACTCCTTCATGGTGTTGGTCATGGGGACGCGCTGGCCGTCTATGGTCAAGTGCTGCTTCATGCGAAGGCCGCGGCGCAGAGGTCGAGCGTATTCGAGGTCTGAAGGCGTACCGTACCGACCCATCCAGTGAGGAGGTTATCGAAGCGGGCGGTGAACGGTTCACAGTCCACGGGCAGCTCGATACGCACGTCCCGGTTTACGTCGCTCTGGGCGCTCAACACCTGGGCGTAATTGCTTACGATGTCTATCAGCGTCCGCAGGGTATCGGAGTATTGTTCCTGCGCGTCGGTTTGTCCGGGCAGGACCATATCCATCACAAGGATATCTAGGGAGTAGGTCATTATCCCCCTGTCAATACTTGCCCCGCTTATGTCGGCGTAGCAGATAGGGTACTTGTCTCCGGCCAGCTTCTGTATATCCACCTCGCTCATCTCGCCCTCCTTGAAGGAGCGGATGAAATGGTGATCGAGGGCGATGGCTTCCAGCTCGTCGATTATTTGGTTTACTGTTCTCATAGGTTCATTTTTTGCTTTTCCAGTAGCGCCCTATCCTGTTCGTAGGCGAGCCAAGCGAGGGCCGTTTCGAGGTGAGTCCTTTCCACCTGCGGTAGTTTAGTAATGTCCTGCCCTGCGAGATGTACGAACGTGGCGAACCATCCATATTTCTCGGATAGTTTGGATCCTTCACCGCCTTGGAATAGCTGTCCAAAGCGACGGCTAACTCCGTCCCGATACGCAAAAAAAAAGCGGCAGCGCCGAGGGCGTGGGCCATCTTCATATCCTTGAAAAACTCCGAGCGGTCTTCCCCGTCGTAGTCGGCTATACGGTAGAATTCTTTGTGCTCCTCTACGATGGGACGGTATAGGATGCCCATGACCTGGGGGAGATTCTTCTCGAAGGAGTCCTTGCACAGGGTCTCTATGTCTGCGAACTCGGCCACGGTGACGCGGGAAAGGTTCGGGTGGAAGCCGTAGCGTTGGTCTAGCTCGATGATCCTCTCGACGGGATACTGTTCGTCGTACTTGTCCAGGATGCCCCCTATCACCCCTCCGATGTGTTGGATGTCTTTCTGTTCCATCGCCATCACTTCCTCTTGGGTCAGGTGGCAGAGGATGCAGATGGTTTCCACCACCTGTCGCAATTCATCGCCTTCCGGTATCGCTTGGATGCGCTGATACTGGTCGACGGTGATGTCGTACAGGTTCTCCGGTATGGTGATGGTCTTCTTCACGATAGGAAATATTTGCCGCTCCGGTTTGTGGTCAGCAAGTTGAGACAAACGTAGCGGACTGCGTCGATGCCGTGGTTGTCCTTGTCGACGGGGCGGTTGAGGTTGCGCCCGTTTTTGTCCTGCTCCCATCGGTACGCCCGAAGTTCCTTCTGAAGGTTCGTGCTCTCGGCGGTCACCAGCAGCTTGTGTCGCCGCATTATGTCGATGCCCTGCCGTACCGAGTCCGGTCCCTTCCGTGCGGGCTTGACGTTATGCCCCAATCGAAAGAGCTCCTCGATACTCTTCGGTTCGGCACTGTCTGCGATGATGGTCTGCACGTCGAGCTTGTTCAGCTCCTCGGAGATGTCCGGGTTCGTGAGTCCGGTCGAGTACAACCGCTCGTGGAGAATGAGCGTATGCCCGTCTTGGTATACGTCAATGACGGCTGTCGGGTCGTTGGTGAAGCCGAAGTCTAGGCCTGTACCAATCCTCTTGCCGGCTATCTCTCCTACCTCCCATGTGAAGACGGCGGCCTGGTTTACTCCCCTTTCTCCGAGGCCGTAGATGCGCCAGTAATTGGGGTCGGCATCCTTGAGGCGTTCAATCTCTGCGATGGTGGCCCGGTCGAGGTAGGGGTTATCCTTGTACGTGGTCCGGAAGAATGAAGCGTCCTCCCTCGGTATGACCTCCTCGTATATCCAGTGATACTCATCGGAGGGATTGAAGTCGATGATGACCTTCCCCGTGGTCCGGAGCAGGAGCTGCCGCCAATCTTCGAGGCTGAGTTCGTTGGCCTCGTTCACAAATAGGATTTGACGCTTGCGGCCTCTGACCTTTTGGGGTTGGTCTACGCTGATGAACTCGACGAGGTTGCCCCAGAGGATGTACGTCGCCTCGCTCTTGTTGTGCTGGTCTACGTTGTAGCAGTCTTCCCTTTCTAGGATGGAAAAGAAGTCCCGCATCGCTGTGGCCCTCAGCGCGGGGAATGTCTTCCGGGCGATGGTGATGACCGCTCCGGCGTTCTCATTCTCGTAGCAGAGTTCTACGAGGCTCTGGAGGATGGAGTACGTCTTCCCCGATCGGGTTCCGCCCTGGTGTACTTGGATGCGGGAGGCGCACCCCTTGACGTGGTAGTACGTGGCGGGCTGCCTCAACTGATGTCCGCGTTGTCATCGGTGAACCACGAGAGCGGCTTCTTCTCTGCGACCGCTATCTCCTGACGCTCCACATACCCCCGCTCCTTGCCCTTGGTCTTGAGGTAGAAAATCGTGGCCGCGGGGTTGCCGTCCTTAATGAGCTTGTGAAGATGGGATTCGGCGAAGTCGAGGGCCACGTCGCCAATCTCGCTGACGGCCTTCTTGTACTCGGGATCGTCCAGCCAGTTGTAATGCGTCTGTCGGGAGATGCCCACCACCTTACACGCTGCCGTGACAATACCGAGGGACTTCTCCAGGGCCTGTACCATCGCTTTTTTTTGTGCGTCCATTTGCGTCTACTTCTCCGCTTGGTTGATACATACGGCCACCCTTTGCACCATATCGGGAAACTCCCTCTTGGAGGTGTCGTCTGCGATGCATCGGGCTATGAATTCGCTCTTGCTTTCGTCCTGTCTTTTTTCCGGTAGTGGCATCACTGGGTATCTCTTGGGTCATACATCGCGTCGCCATCTGATTTGAAGACGGGTTCGACGGTCATGCTGTATTCGGTCTTATTGTATCGAGCGGCCTTTTTTTTGCTTGTCCCGGTGGAGAGGTGGCGGTTGAGCATGATCTCCGCGTGTCTCCGGCTGGATACATACCACACCTCCCTCTCGTTGTATTCCTCGCAAGTGAATACCGCCTTGTAGATGTCAGCCATACAGGGCTAAATATAGCAGGATTGCCAGCACCCCAAGATAGCCGTAGAAGGTGGCGCGGTATGCATATTTCTCACTCATGGATTTTGCCCTTGTAGTGTTGTATGATGCGCTCGGTCTCATGCTTGTAGTATTCCTTGAAGGTCCCGGTCGGGTCTTGCATCCACACCTTATACAGGACGTTCCGTAGGCGTTGGCTTTGGCTCTTGGGTTCGTCGTATAAGTCCAGCTCCACCGCGTCCAATTCATCGACCTCATCGCGGTTCATCTTCTCCTCTCCCCGGAAGTACAGAATCCCGAACGTATCGACAAGGCGGTCTATGTCCGCTATCTCCCCGGAGGTCTTTTCCTGGGTGATGAAGCGGAGGGAGACGGAGCGGTCCTTCCTGCGTTGGTATCCGTCAAGCTGTCCGGCGGTTAGGATTTTCAAAACAGCTCCATTTGATTCGCTGGCTGCGGCAGCAGTTCCCACTCCGTGCGGCGCAGGGTATAGGTCTCCTCGTGTCCGGGCGGGGTACAGTCCCACGTCGTGGCCTTGTATCGCTTCCCGTCCCGCTCGTGGATCTTCGTGAATAGGATTTCTCGCTTTGTCATGAGTCTATAGTTTGCCCTCTTCCCTCATCACCTTCTCAGCCCACCGTTTCCCGGCCAGCCCTCCCCAAAGAAGGTACGAAATAGTTCCGCAAGCCTGCGTGTCTGATTCGTCATAATACTCCTCGGCGCGGGAAAGATATGAATACATACGCTGTACGGTATCGAAGGAGACCGCTTGCCCTTTGGCCAGTTGTTGGGCGCGGACCTTCCCGACTTGGGTGGCGCACTTATTGCCCACCTTCTCATTTAGCTCGATGCCCTTCTTCGCGTTGTTGGATACCGCGTCGGGGTAGTCGCTCCAGGTCTTAAGGTTTACACGTATACTCATAAGCTCGTTGTAGTTTCTCGACCATGCTCTTGTTCTTTCCGGTACAGTTGCACGGCCTTTCGTTGGCGTTAAAAGTGCGATTGAAGATCGCGTACATATCGCGGGACTGGTGGCGGTTCAACCTCCCGCTTTCGATGGCCGGCAGAAGCTCTTCGTAAGCCGTTACGTCCTCCTCGGACATCTCCACATTCCTACCCGGAAAGATGGCGTTCAGCTTCGCGCGGCGTTCCTCACACCCGCAATCCTTCACGACGGCTTTGACGGCTTTATCTATCCCCGTCGCCTTCGTGAAGCTCGCGATCCTGTCGCCGAGTCCCTTGGAGTTGTTTTTTGACACGTCGGATGGTGGTGTATAGGGTATGTCTGGATATGCCCGTCGACTCCGCGAAGGAATCCAGGGTGTGTCCATCTTCAAAATATATCGCAAAGACCTCCGCATCGAACCACGGGAGGTCGGAAAGCCGCTCCTCGATATGGGTCAGGAGTTCGTCCCGGTGTGCCGCTACGCCGTCACCGTCCCACCAGTCGACGATGTGGTGAGCGAACTTCCTTCGGCGCTCGATATCCTTCCTCCATTTGTAGTGATAGCGGGAGGTTTTGGAGTTGTAGTTGTTGACCATCACCCGCAGCACCCAATACTTGAGCTGTTTCCTTTCGAGCAGTCCGTCGATGGTTTCGTCTTTGGTTTGGTAGAGCTGGAGGATAACCTCGTGGAGCAGGTCCGGCCCGTCTTTCCCTGCGATC